TATTAACATTTGATAACCATTCTCCATCAAATTCATAATAATCTGGAATAGAACAATAACTATTATATTCAGTTACGTTCGCATCTATTTTCTCTAGACCGTTTACAGATATAACATAAGTACAATTTGGGTTAATTTCATCTATGATACTCTTAGTAGTCATATTTGAATCTATTGTAAAGCCTTTCCGATCAACAATTATTTCATCAAATTTTGATAAATCCATAATTAATATAGTATATAATTTTTATATATTATACAATCTCATAATCATCTTCTATTTTTTCATTAGATATATACCTATACAATAATTTATGTAAATAATAATAACTTATTTCAGCTCCACTAACCAATAACATAGTTACTCCACCAACTACTACAGATGGTATCGCAGATAAATATAACTTTGTCATATCAAATTTTGGTTTAACAAAAACATTCATTAAATAGATGTTTTGTAAAAGAGTACTACAAATATTAGTTCCAAATACGTAAGACATAGATGACCCAGTTAAATATGTTATAATAAATATGCCATTGAATACAACTTTGCCAGAAGTATCAATTGTATTGGATAAAATTACGTAGGTAATAGATGATGTTACTAAACTATACTTCATGCTATTTTTAGAAATATGAAGACTTAATGGCATTTTGTATAAGATAGGGGGATAAATTATTTTTATAAATTGTTTACAGATATACTCAAGATTTTCTCACTATCGTTCGTTCCAATTGTTTTCTCACATCGCATACGCTCGTTCGTCCCAATTTTTTAATCAATATTCGATACTCTCATATTAATTAAAAAATTGTTTTCTCACATCGCATACGCTCGTTCGTCCCAATTTTTATTTGATTCGCTTACTCATCAAATAAAAATTGAAATATCCACCCCCAACTCATATCCCACTTTAGTATTATTACCACAATGGACATCCTTATTGCCGGCGATACCCCAACCAAAATCTTCTTCCATGATGAGGAAACAAGATTATTTGAAGAATCATTACCGCAAATAATCAAAGATTACCTAAACGAATACAATAATAATTTTGACATATGTAAATTATCTTTTGATTATGAAAAGTTTATTCATGATTTATTTAAGCAACATAAAACTGGAAATGGTGTAGTTCAGGCAATTGAATTATATTTATCATATTATTCACTCACTGGATTAGATGTAAATAATGATGAATATGAATATAAGATACAGCAAGATGATTTAGCAAAACATATTGTTGTAACTGTATTAAGTGAAGTAGACAAAATTGAAGTATCAAATATGATGACATTTTTAACAACTTTAATAATGTCATCATTAAAAAACATATATGTTACTGTTGATTACACGGAAAAAATGCTAATACAAGCAGCAATACTTAATCACCGTTTTGTGTTTAAGAGTTTAGTAGAAATACCATTAAATGATGGAACACAATTTGGAAACACAGTTTCAGGCTTAACATATGAAAGAGCATTACATGAAACGAGTGAAACCAAGATAAAGAAAATAATTCAGAAGTATTATAATTTATAATTCATTAATAATTCTAAATCGTACACTATTAATAATTAACAGTTTTTTTATATCTTCTATTTCATTTGAATCAACACAAATATAAGATAATCCATTATTTAATCTAATTTTAATTGATGTAGGATCATCTTCTTTATTTTTATTATCCGAACCTTTACTTATTTGTTTTGATTTTAAATACTGATATAGCAGAAATAATGAACTAATACTTAATGTTCCTATTGCTATTCCACTAACTACCGTTCCAATTACATCAAAAGGTTCATTTATAACAGTTACATTCACTGGCAATGGACTAGAACTTGGATAAGGAATCATCATAAATAATGGTGATGTTGATGCCGATGCGGAACTATTAGATGGCCAAGGTGTTATCATAAATTTGGGAGTACTTGTAGAAGTAGCATCCGATGTTGGTGATGAAGATGGATAAGGAACACAATATACTAGGGGTGTGCTTGTTACATTTGCTGAAACTACTGCTGTTGCTGAAACAGTAGATGTAAGTGAGTCAGATTGTGTAATGGATGAAGTTAAAGAAACAGTATTAGATTTAGAAATAGAGCTTGATATAGATTCAGATGGACTAATTGTTTTTGTAATAGTTGAACTAAGTGATGGAGTTAATGATGTAGATTCAGATGGACTAATTGTTTTTATAATAGTTGAACTTATTGATGGAGTTAATGATTCAGTTCTAGATGCTGTAATTGATCCTGTAGAACTAGCAGATTCAGATGAAGAAATAGATGATGTAACTGATTGCGAACCTGTCCAACTAATAGATATAGATAATGATTTACTTGTTGTTATAGATTCAGTTGGTGTCATAGATTCAGTAGGAGTGACTGAGGTAGATAAAGTGGGACTCGGTGATTCTGTAACAGAACTACTAATTGAACCAGTATTTGATATTGCTGATGTTGTACGAGATACTGAAACAGACATGCTCGGAGTCCTAGAGACAGAACGTGTCAAGCTTGGAGTTACTGATGAAGATGATGGAACCCCGACAGTGCCTGCAAAATTATAGGAACATGTAGGGCTTTCATTTGTATAAGAGATATCGGTTGTGGGTCCATAGGAATAAGTAATATAGGAGTTGCGTTTTCCTGAACATCCAGCGACCGTGGAACCCTGTGTATAAGAACAAACACATTTATTTAGGGTATTCATCTTACAGTTCTGGAATTGTCCCATGGAAATATAGCCACCGCCATATGCCTGTGTTACATTAATACCAGTATTCACAATTATCCAACCACCTGATAAAGTAATAGTCGTTCCATAGAGAGTGCCAACCGAATAGCAGATTCCACTAGGAGAAATCGTAGGACTTGATGTAAGAGTTCTTGATGGACTTACACTGATGCTATCAGAGGCAATAACTGATTTGGAAGAGGTTTCAGAGGCTGTTTGAGACGGCGTCAAGGTTATAGATGCTGTTTCAGACGGTGTCAATGATGTAGAACTTGTAATATCCGATGAGATAGATGGCGACAATGTAATAGTAGATGTAACCGATACAGAAGATGTCTCAGACGGTGTTGGAGAAAAGGATGTAGATATAGAGGGTGTTTCAGACGCTGTATCAGATATTGTTAAAGATGCTGTCCTTGATACTGTTCCTGAGACTGTCCCTGATACTGTCCCTGATGCTGTCTCTGATACTGTCCCTGATACTGTTCCTGATGGAGTAACTGATTTTGTTTGAGTTTCAGATGGAGTAATAGAGTTAGTAATAGATGGAGTTTCAGATATACTTGATGAAGAAGTTGGTGAGATACTAGTAGATGTACTAGATGATATAGATGGAGTTGGAGAATAAGAAACAGTTGGAGAAGCAGTGATAGATGGAGTAGGTGGTGCTATAATATTATAAGAAATAGAAAAAATTGGATCATCATTCGTATTGGTTGCTAATGAAATTGGATCTGAAAATACAACCGAAGTTATTAAATAAGGTGATATTCCAGTAGTTCCTAAACTAGTAGATGAAAAATCAACATATTGCCATTGATTTTCTTGACCACACCAAGTTAAACCGCATTCACTTGGTGGTCCACTAATAGATTGAGATGAAGCATCACATGTACCAAAACAACAATTGGTATTATAGGTACCTGAAATACCATTAATAGAAGTAGAACCAGTATATGTATAAGCATTACCGATTGTTTGAAAAGCTAATTGATTAATACCAATATTACCATTAGTTGAATTAATTTGAAAAGTAAGATTATTAATAGGAGTTGGACTAATACCAGTACATACATTACCATCAATAACACCATTAAAGGTTTGAAATAAAGATACTATTGGTAATACTAGTATAGAAGTTATAATTAGTTTTATATAACTAACACACATATATATTTTATAAGTAAAAAAAAATTTGTCCCAATTTTTATCGCGAACACTCATCTAAAATAAAAAATTGTTTACTCACATCGCATACGCTCGTTACACTCATCTAAAATAAAAAATTGTTTACTCGTTTACACTCGTCCCAATTTTTTAATAAATTTCCATTTCATTCCAATTTATTAAAAAATTGAAATATTCACCCCATACTCTAAACTAAATCCTAATCATAAAATGTTAGATAAAATAATTGACGATTGGAAAGATAAAAATCTCCCTATACTAAATAACATATATGATGGAATTGCTAGTTTACCAGATGGGTATTCTAGATTAAAGATATTACAAAAGAAATATCAGGATGAAAATCGCGCCTATGATTGCGAGAGTACTCACTACGAGTTATATCCTGAGATATATCCAGCAGAGAAGGTTACCGAAGCAAGTATAAGATGTATGATCGCATACTTAAACCTAATAAAAGTAGAAGAATTTTTGGATAAGTTTCCTGAAGAAATAGCATTAAAGAGGAGGGAAAAACAAGAATACATAATAGAATTAAGAAGACAATTATTAAGCAAATTTGAATTGTGTGAATGCTTACAAATTATCTATGATTTCAAAGTAAATAATATTTTCTTTGAAAGAAAGATGGTAAATGGTTGTATTCATACTTCAGATCTACTTCATATGTCCGAGTCTGATCTAAATGATTTACTTGATCAGTATGATTTGTTAATTAAGATAAAAGAAAAGCAAATTACTGATTATTATTTACGTTTGTATGATACTGATTTATCATATGATCAGATTAATGATATTGTTAAGAAGATATCATGAAAATTCATTTATAAAATTTTACATTTTTAATAATTTAAATAGTCCAATTCATCTAAATAATCATCCTCACTTAAATCATCATCACTTAAATCATCCTCACTTAAATCACTTAAACTATCTGAATCATCATAATCATTAATTGGGATCATAGTTTCTAATTCAGTTTTAGATAATTGAGTATTACCGATTATTTTTTTAATGAAATCAATCGTTACTTTATCATCTAATGATTTCTTAATATTTTTTAAATTTTTAAGAGAACCGGTAATAACATTAATATGATTTTCAAAATAATAAGAACCAGTTTTAATTAATACCGGATTTAACGATATACTATCAGAACCAACAATACGATTAATAACTATTACTGGAGCTTTAATAGGTAAGATTTTAGTTGAGTATTTAATATATTGAGGTTTTTTATCATTATTAATCAAAGTTATCTTACCATTTTTTAAATTACGTGGATATATTAGTGGAATATTATCTTTGTTATCTGATTTAGGATTATTAATTAGATTACCCGGATATTTTACTATAAATTCATTCCAAACGACAGATCCAGTTTTTACACTACAATCTAAATCTTTAATAAAGGATTTTCCATCTATAAATTTTCTTAATTCAATATAATCTGGTGAAAATATGATGGTATTACTAATATTGATGATAAATTTGTTATCTGGTTTACATTTTTTAATATGAAAAATCATAGTTTTTTGTAGGGCATCATCAAACAAATCTGATGTTAATTTTACAATATTTACGATACTACAAAATTTATGAATATAATTTCTTGTTTTTTCAAAATATTTGGATGTTAATAAACTGGTTGGAATAACAAAACATAATTCGCCATTATCTTTTAATTCATCTATTCCTTTTTTTAGAAAGAATGAGTAAATGTTTGGCCGACCACTAATAACATCCGCAAATTGTTTTTTTTCTGCTTGGGAACTATCAATCTCAAAGTAAGGTGGGTTACCCAATATGAAATCAAACTTGGTATCAAATTTCTTGGTTAAATAATTATCATTAAAAAGATTTAAATCCTTGTATGAATCCTTACTTAAATTAAATAATGTTTTATCTTTTTCAACACCATAAATTTGTTTATAATTAGATTCTTTAATCTTATCTAAAAATTGTCCGGTTCCATAAGAGGGTTCAAGTATTATTGAATCCTTAGTAAATTTAATATCTTTTAATGCTAGATCTATTATATTATAGGGAGTCATATATTGTCCTTCATTTTTCCTATCTGTAAGCTTAGCACTCTTATAGAAATTTAATGTGGTAGTATTAAAATCCATATATATAATTATTAATGATTATTTATATGAATTATATAAATCAATTTTAATCATTAAAGATTTTTTACTCATTTACACATCTTCGTATGTGACCTAATTTTTATTCAATTTATTTGATTCAATAAATTAAATCAAATAAAAATTGATAAATTTATCCTTTCTCCTGAAACTAAATTAATTTATTATGTCACTAAATCCTCAATGTAAAGATATTGATTTATTTTTTACAACTAACAACAAGTGTGATAACGATATTTCGAATAGTATTCGTGAAAACGTAATATTATATATTATTAATCGTGAAATACCAAACCTTACTTCATATACATCTGATCAGAACTACGGACAGAAATGGTCAAGAGTAATTAATCAATTAAATAAGATATTTGATGAAATATTTTTAGAATTTGAGTCAAAATATAAAGAAGCATATACGTATGATGTGATTCATATTGGTGGTCGTAAGAACAATGATTTTACGATTAGAATATATAATTTGAACAATAAACAGATTCATGAAATCAAGATTGAATTCAAGAATAATTCAGATAAGATAGAAAAATTACCAGAAATATTACAGCTATATGAGAACAAGGAATATTATAATGATACAATTATTCCATATAATGAGTTTTATTATGACAATGTGATAGTAAAATTAATCAAGGATTTCAATATGCCAAATATAACAAAACAAGATTATTTGAAGATTGTTAATACGTCGGGTAATACTGAGAGTATTAAGAAATATGATTTTCTATGGAAATTATACGAGATTCGAAATATAGATGAAAAGAAATTTGATAGTACACATGTAGATACATCAATAAATGATTGGTTGAGTAATAACAAGGATATATTTAAAATAGCGTATTTAGGTAATAAAATTCGGGAGAAACAGACAAAGATATTTATAATGTGGAAATTTAATGGTGATATAAATCAATCAAAATTTTACTTGGATAAGATTAATTTTAGTCGGATTAATGAGTTAAAATTTAAGGAGTTGAAGGGGGGAACAAAAGGAACAATTAATACTGTTGTATTGAGTGATGGTATTAATGAGTTTCATTGTTTATTGAGATGGAAGAATTACAATGGGATACGTGGAACGGCTTGGCAAATAAAACTTAAATTGGTTAATTAATATTTACTTTATATTTTATTTTATATTATATTATTATATATCGAAATGGCGTCAGAAAAAATATTTTTGCGCAATCCGTAAGGATCAAGCAAAAGTATCTTTATCTCAGAAAGATGCTTTTGCGCAATCTGTAAACTAGCTTTAATTCTGTTTTCTTACCTAAAAAATTGAATATTAATAATATAATTATATCATTAATAAGACAATCGTAATGATGACTGAAGAATCACCACAAATCGAAATCCCAAGAGGAAACATATACATGGTAGCATATTTATTATCCAGTATGGATTATAAAGATGCAGCCTTAAACTTAAAACATGCTCTTAGAATTGGAGTAATCCCAACTAAAAATAAAGAAACAAACGAACTTGAGGTTTTGCCTCAATATGATGATCTTTTTAGATCATTATGTCATTATGAATTCAAAGAGAATCATACATTACTTGAGTACGAGATAATTAAGAGCATTAAGGAGAATCGATACAAACAGACTCTTGATCTAATATCTCTTATCAAGGTATATGAAACAGTAAAATTTAATCATGCTATTGTTGCGGCATTTAAACAATTATTTTTGAATGGAGATTCAATAATAATGGATAAATTCATTGAACTAGGTGTTAATCATGAATTATTAGAAGCATTTTTATTGTTTTCTATTAAGAAAAAGAAACATAATCTTAGGGTGATTCGCTATTTTATTAGTAAAGAAGTAAACGTTAATTGCTTACTGAATCATACTATATCTGATGAGTTTGAGTTATCACCATTATACTTAGCAGTTAAGAATAGGAATTTAGAGACAATTCAATTGTTGCTAGATCATGGAGCAAAATCAATGAATGCTTCTTATAAACATACTTACATTAAGGGTTCTTACGAAATTAGTTTGGATTACGTATCACCAATTACCACATGTTTTTTTGAAGATGTTGAGATTTTTGAATACATATTTAAGGATATGATAACAAGGGGTAATTTTTTTGAGTCATATGATTTACAAATTATTATTCAAAAACACATTGAGTTTAATGAACTACCAAAACTACAAAGAATTATAGAATACTATCATAGTAATGGTCGTGAGTTAGAAATTCCAAATAGAATATTTGTAAATTGTTGTAAATATAAACATGAAATGGCAAAATTTTTAATTACAAATTGTCTATATCTATCATTTCGATTGAATTTAGGTAATTTGATATGGGCAACGAAATATGATATTGAATTGATTAAGTTGTTAATTGAGCGTGGAGCAGATGTTAATGATTTTTCAAACCGTCTTTGGACATCACTAGCAGAATCTGTTCAAACTAAAGATTTAGATTTAGTTAAATTAATGATTGCTCATAGTAGTACTGAAACTATACTAAAAGAAAATACATATGGTAATGTATTGAATATATCGTTGTTCAATCTTGTTAATGGATCAGATACTATTAAAAGAAATGCAATCTTTGAATTTTTATTGAACTATTTTATTGAAAATCGGTTGTTACATAAGACTGTAAAGATTGAGGAAATTTTTAAGTTATTGATAGAAATTAAAGATAATGTATCAATTTGTAGAATTATTAGATATTATGAAAACTTGGAGACAATTGAGAAAATAGAGTTATTGATTCATAGTATGATACCAGTGACAGATGAATCACTCGACACACCAACATTAGCATTATTTGTAAGTAATCCTGAGATTATTACAATTATTGCTGAATTTAGTGAATAAATTAATTTATAAAATTACTCTCCCAAATTCTAGCACTAATTTAAACTATTACATTCAATTTTATTAAAAAATTGATCTCTCGCGATGCTCGTACTAATTTTTAATAAAATCTTCTTGATGATTTTATTAAAAAATTGATCTCTCGCAATTGCTCACACTAATTTTTTAATAAAATCTTGATGATTTTATTAAAAAATTGAAATAACAAATTATAAATAATCTAATAATATTCTATTATATGATGAAATTAACACTCTCTCTACTAAACATATTCCTTGTGAATCAAACAATAAATCAATTAGAAACTCATCTATGGAATGCCATAGACTTGGGCTATAAATATCCTGTAGCAATTTTGCTAGAAACTGGTATTAATCCCAATATGCTCTATAATGGGCGAACATTTCTTGAATTTGCCGGAGAAAAGTGGGCAAAAGAAATTGGAACTCATAGAATAACCAGAATGATAAACTATGAGAATCAATGGATAGATATAATAAAGATATTGTTATATTATGGAGCAGATCCATGTCTGGTAAACAATAATCGAATTACTCCATATCAACATACATTTAATATCTATAGTGATCTACCAGTATCAAAAATAAACAAACTGAGATATACGCCGATATATAGATTACTTGAAAATCGTTATAATCATGACATGTCGTGTATTAGTCAACGTTTGATTAATCGGTGCCTAGATTGTGTTTAAAATAAGCATTTTATTTATAAATCATATATTATATAAAATGGATATAATTACTATAACAGTATGTGTAGATTATAAAGATATATTAAAACACATGTTAAAACAAAACTCAAAGTTCTTTAAAATGTGGTATATTGTTACTTCGCCGGATGATAAAAGAACTATTAGTTGTATTGAAGAAGCTAAAATACCAAATGTTCAACTACTATATTTTGATCATTTTTTCACCAATGCTAGATTTAATAAAGGTGGAGCAGTAAAATTAGCTCAGGAACATATTGATAAAAACCATACTGATACTAATATTTTAATATTGGATGCTGACATTTATTTACCTGATAATTTCAAAGAAAAATTAATAGACAAATTAGAAGATAATACCTTATATGGAG